ACTGTTCCAAGATGCTATGGGTATTACTACGATTAAAAAGTATGAAAAATACTTAGGATCACAATTAACGGCAATATACAATGGGTATTTTGCGCCACATATGGAAATTTTTCACAGTATTAAGAATTCATTAGCTTATATCATCAAAAAAGTAGGTGGAATTACAGCTACAATTGCAGATATTACACGTAAGATGGTAGAATTACAACTTAAGGGAGACTTAACACCCCTATTAAACGAATTGCCATCTCAATTTAGCTTACTTGCGAGTGTATATAATGATCTATGTATAATCATGCCTGGGTTATCATGGTATTTGGGAAGTATATTCACTATGTTGTTTTTCTTCTTAAAGAAAGGATTCGATAAAATTACTCCTTATATGGTAATATCGAAGAAAGAGAAAAAAGTAGGAAAACGTATTCTAATCAATAATTTTTTGAAGTCATCTCCATCTATAAAATCGCCACCGAAATCACCGAAAAAGTCACCACCGAAATCACCGAAAAAGTCACCACCGAAATCACCACAATCTAGGAAATCCCCACCAAAATCATCGGGATTTGGTAACTTTCAACTGACTGCTCCTTCTTATGACCCTGTAAAATTTAAATCACAATAAAACGATCCATTACAATATATTTTTCAACAAAAAAATACATTATGCACACATATAGATCCAACACACAAAAGATCAACTATTGGACACATACATCCCGACATGATTCATGTTCATAAACGTTAAATACCACGCATCAAAATAACTTACTTGCTTGTAGTTCAAATCCCATTTTTTCGCAAAAACTGCGAGTTCACGAGACACTTCCGGTTGTCGGAACTGGGGCATTTGTGGAAACAAATGATGGACGCATTGACAATTCAAATATCCCATGATCCATGAGACAATTGGATTTTGTGTATCAATATCCACTGTATGATTCAAACTATATTCAACCCAGGATGGATTTTCAGACTGTTGCACTATCGGCATGAATGAATGGGATGTACTGAAATGTCCAAATAAGTATATTCCCGAGACATACATACAACTCATTAACCACAAATAACTATGCAAATAAGAATATCCTGTCATTTTGTGAATCACGTAAGTCCGGCTTATATGCCCCATCAGAGTAAACACTCCCTGTACATAATCTTTGTCGCGGATGATCTTCCGTGGATGCAAGTAATAAATCCAAAACAACATTACAAAGATACCACTTGTCACTGGTAGAAACGTCCATGCTTGAAATTTCAACCACCATTTTGAGACAAATGAATCGGTACGAACGGCCTGTGGATGAAACAATACAAATGGCATCGTGTCCAAATCCATATCATGTCCTAGTTTCTGTGTAGTTGCATGATGTCTATTGTGCATACTGTTCCACATTGGACCACTTGTTAATAAACCGAATCCAATGGTCGCTTTCTGAATTACATCGTCCACTTTTATAATACCTGTAAATGATCGATGTCCGGCTTCGTGTTGTACCCATCCACATCGACCACCGAAAATACCATACACAAATACAGCCAATAATTTATATGAAGTCGCGTCTAGAGACATCAACCATGATGCGAGTGTAAATATACCTACAAGTTCTATCATTCTGTATACAGCATGACTTTTACTCGGTCTAAAGAATCCCCTCTCTTGTAATGTTAATCGCCACCGATCAAAATCGATCAGCATATTTGGATTGGTTTCAACGACTGGCTTTTCTGTAGTCTCTATTTTCGGAAGACTTTGCAGTACCATTCTGGCTTTCTTTGAACGATAATGCATTTCACGATACACTAATGTTGCATCTTGGTCCACATAAGATTTTATTACATTCCCACCAGGATGTCTCTTTGCAAAGTCGGTTATATCGTACCACTGCTCTTCAATATATATTTTGCTCATCCTGAATAGAATAATTATATATCATAATTACATTTATATTTGTCATATAGAGACATTTGTCTATTGTGATTATAGATATGCACATCGCATTGATACCAAAGTTGTTACGTTTTGCAGCCACATCGATTAATGCGTTCCGTATAGATGAATCACATGGACTGTCTCATGCGATGAATGTGTTACATCATTCACATAACATACTACAAAGCGAACTAAGTAAAAACCCTTTTCTAGAACAACAACGCAACATCATATACACCTCCGCCATTTTACACGATATATGTGACAAAAAATATATGACACCAAAACACGGTATCCGTCGCATAAAGAATTTCTTATATACCAACACTTCTTTAACATATGACGAGATTGAGACAAGTTCGACTATTATGGAAACCATGTCGTATTCCACTGTGAAACAATACGGATACCCTGATCTCGGTGAATACCAGAAGTCTTACCATATTGTCCGAGAAGCAGATTTATTAGCAGCATACGATTTCGATCGTTCTATTATCTATAACATGAACAATGTAGATGATCGTTTTGTAGAAAGCTTCGACAATGCATTCCAATTGTTCGGAAATAGAGTATTTATGCATGGACAACACGATTTACTTGTAACAGACTATACAAAGTCCCTTTCAAAGAAACTAGAACAAGATGCTTATCGTCGGATTCAAAACTGGGATTCAATATTGTCTCACGACCACCCTCCTTTCTTCGATTAGTTCCCAATGTTTTTGTTTCTATTTTGTAAAAGTCTCAAAACTAAAATATAAACAAATGATATAATATATAAGATGTCAAAGTTATATGGCGTACCAGATGGACTTTTAATTGGACAACAAAGTCGTGTAGATGAACTAAATGACCGTATTGTAGAAAGACAATTCTCAGATAAACCTTTAGCCCCTAATTTCAGTCCGATACCTGTAATGACCAAATATTCTCATTTCCCTGCTTTAGATCGAAAAGCACCCACTACCGTTCCAATCAATGCATCTTTAGAACACAATGTACAGACAAACTTCAGTCCTGCTACACAAAATGGGCCACCGAATACCTATCTAAGAAACGTTGATTTAGAATCGTCTCTTCGAAACCAAACAATTGCTTTGCAAAGAGGGGTCACTCAAGGTGTATACGTACCATCTTCCGATAGTGATCTTTACAAAGTACATGTTACTAGCAAACCTGGACCACAACCACATTCAAATCTATTCGAAAAACAATCGTTTGTATCCACTACCAGAGAACAAAATGCCCGACAATCATCCATCGGAAAAGACCAATTTTATAATCATACACGAGTACAATTACGTGGTGGATTGTAGGTTTACTTTTTCAAAATATTCCCTCAGTATATTATAAATACTATTATACTATAATATAATGGACTCCACATTAGAAGTATTGTTTATTCTGTGTATCATAATCAGCTTCTACTATTTGACACAATTCTTTCGAAGTCGAAGTCATCAATTAGAAGAAGGCTTTACACAAAACGATTTGTTCGTATCGAAACAAAACGAACACATATACGACGACTTTTATGTATCTATGTATGATCGCATTCATAAAACGAGACATCAATCAAAATACGATTTCACGAAAATTGTACAAAATACACAGCCATCTGTATCGAGTGTATTCTTAGATGTTGGGAGCGGAACTGGTACACTTGTCAATCGGCTGAATAATAATGGGTTTCGTGCATATGGAATAGATTCCTCAGAGGCAATGGTACAATATTCGACATCGAAGTATCCCGATTCCGAATTCAAGTGCGGGGATGTGAAAAAGTCGATGGAATTTGAACCAGAAACATTCTCACATGTACTATGTACCTATTTTACGTTGTATGAAATGGGAGATAAATCCGTATTTTTCGATAATTGTAGACGGTGGTTAAAGACAGGCGGATACTTGATCGTACATCTGGTTGATAAATTAGAGTTCGACACCATTGTACCTGTTGGAAAACTGTTCAAGAATAGACACATCGATGAGAACACGAATACGAATAATGGTACGCGTATACTATCTACTTCTGTTGCATTGCCAAATATACAATATTCTCATAAATACGCGTTTCATGATCATGATGTTGTAAATCGAATTGAAACATTCACTGATAAAAAAACACATAAGGTGAGACACCAAGAAGGGAGAACTACAATCACTCCTATATCAGATATCATACAGATGGCAAAGAGTAAAGGGTTTTATGTGAAAGGGTATGCAGATTATTTCCCCTACAACCGAGACAAACACCAGTACTTGTATTTCTTTGAAAAGATTGACGTGTGAAAAAAACGGCGATATCTTGTAAAAAATGTAATTATATTCTATGTGGATTCCTTTAGAACTTATCAATTACATTTTGTATCTAGCGAACAAACCGAAAGTTGTTTATTACGATCATAAGAAGAGAGAATTTGTTGTAAAAATCGATACTAATCATTTGACCTTGAAACCAGTAAGGACCTTTTATGATAATTGTAAAATTTACACTAATAAAATACCGTCTTCAAATTACCCATTTATGAGAGAAACGCAAATTTGTTTCCCTCCCAAAAAAAATAGAAGCAGTGAGGCATTGGAAGATTATGAAACTACTTATAATTCTATGCTAACGATTGTAGATGAATGCAGATCTCCTAAAACAGAAGTGAATATTATTCATAGCTGGAATCGGTATTTTGTAACAAGTTCCCACGGTGGGCAATCTTTGAATATTGTATGATTCGAAATTTAGTTAATATTGTTAATTTCATGATAAAGTTTTTCTAAGTGGCAATTTTCCTGAAGTAAGTGGTTTAAATTTGCGTTTGAATAAACATATAAAATATCGGCATTTTTGTGGACGGTTTCAAAGCTCCGTAATCCAATTAACACCAACGAGTTTAAGGCGACAACGTTGTTCCTTTTATTTTTTCCTTTCATTGCGCCTCTAATATGAGCTAAAATACTCCCTGTATTTTGTGTGTCTGTTTCGGTTTCTATGTCCTTGTCATTTTGCATTTGTGGTTGATATTTTTCATCTAGTATATATGTAACGCGAAACATTCCTGACCCTAAAATTTTGGTAACAATGCCGTATTTTTCATCAGTATGTGCTGGCAGTCTGATATTGTCATTGTCATTCTCGTGGTTTGCTTTATTCGCAAACGATTTGTGTTTGTTTCCACCGTTCAAGTTTTTCACCATTGTCAAAAAGTACTATATGTAGAGAAAGTAAAAAAAACTTCAATTTTTTAATCTATGTAAACAATTGAACATTAAAAAAGTGTTAGAATAAATGTGTGTTTTAAAAATTCTATTCAAATTCAGTATACCAAATCAATATTCAATGTTTTTTCAGAAATAAATTTTCGTATTTTTTTTGA